TATCATTGATGACTATGGCGGATCGCCGGGAAGTATGGCAGGTGCATATATTTCTGCTAAGACAAACTGGTATCCCCCATCGCCCACATTGCAAGGTGAAAGCCCTTCTAAAAGCTGGCTAGTACCAAACTTGAATGACTTGCCAGAACCACGTAAGGACTCTGAGAAACGTGCATGGTGGCCAGGGTATGAGATTGTGAATGATACAAAAACAGCACAAAGCTCTGAACATAAGCACTCCAGAATTAAGTCAACACAAGAGTCGCATGAGAAGCCACGTCAAGGCTTGAATAGATTTGATGAAAAGAGAACACGCTACGTAGCTGAAAAGACTACTGGTGCACATAAGTATGACACTGGAAAGGATGCACAGAAATTCATTCAGCAATCTATAAATAATGAAGGAGCCTTTGTTCCTTCAGCCTTACAGATGATCCAACAGCTTAAGAAGCTTGGGAACGGGCAGAATCCAAACTCAATCAATGCAGTTGGTGCTGGCAACTTTTTTAGTGGCTTACAACAGTTGAAACAGCACTACTCAAAGCAAAAGCAACAGCCAAAAGAAAATCCATGTGCATTGCTTGAAACTGATCCAGAAAGCTTATCACCAGAACAAGTGAAAAAGTGCTGTGCTCCTGAGAATAGAAAGAACCTATCTGACAAGCAGAAAGAGTACTGTCTATATCTAGAAAGCCTTCAGGCACTATCAACAGAAGAAACAGAGGTACCGACTTCATGAGCGAAGTAAAAAATGCCAAAACAAGAACGCCTGATGATCACACTCAAAAAGAGTTTCCTAGAGCACACTGTCTATTTGCATTCCCTGATGGTACAATGTGTATGTACGATGAAAAGAATGGCGAGTACATGTTGCAGCATGGGCGAACAGGAAGCAAAATAGGCTTCAATAATTCTGGCGATTCAGTCTCATTCACAGTTGGAAACAAAGCTGAATATAATAAGTCAGGCACCACAATCACAGTAGACCATAATGGAGATGTGAAGATACACGGACATAACAGAGTTATGGTTGGTGGTGGCAGTCATTTTGAAGTAGCAGGAGATGCTGGCATATTTGTTGGCGGAGATACTGCGGTAGTGGGTATGGGTAAGGTGAACATGCGCGGCAAGTCAGCCTATATTGGTGTTGATGGAGATTTGGCTATCAATGCTAGTGGAAATATGGAAATCAAGGCATCAGGAACCATGCATTTGAAGGCTGCACAGATCAGACACAATTCTAGTGGAGGCTTTAGTTCGTGACCGTTGCAAGAGTGAAAGCTACTTGGAAAGTTCCAAATCCACCACTTGTTGAGTTTGGAATAGATGGCAGTGATTATCATCTGTTGGAAAGCGCAGCATTTATGATTCGTGATGTTGAAGGCATGACTTTAGAGATTGGAACTAGAGAAGGCGGCGGCACTAGGATCATTGTTGATGGCATAGTAAAAAGCAATCCAACATTCAGAAGGACTCATGTATGTATTGATCCATATGGAGGGATCGATTACGAGTATTGTGATGATTTCGCTATTGAAGATGCCTATCCAAACCGCTATCGTGATATGGCTATTCCACTGCTATATAAGTATTGCTCAGATAAACCAGTCAATTTGATATACTACCAAATGACTGATGAACAGTTCTTCAAGAGATTTTCAGATGGAGTGCCTGTATATGATAATGGGAAAGAGATCATTGAAAACAAATATGCATTAGTATTCTTTGATGGGCCACACACTACTGAGTTGGTTATGAAAGAAACAGAGTTCTTTGAACCACGTGCTTCAGACGGTGCAGTGTTTGTATATGATAATGTAGAGAACTACTATGATCATTCCAAGATTGAGGATCATCTCATCTCAAAGGGATGGACATTGTTGGGCAAGACAGTCTACAAATCTGTATTTGTAAAGGAAACAATAAGCAATGGCATCTAAAGGATCACATATTGATGGACACTCTAGATCGTGTGGAGCAAAGACTACGGTTTACAATCAAAGCACAGTCTTTGTAAACAATAAATTATGGGCAGTAAAAGACACTACCAATAATCATATCAATGGACAACTAATCAACTCTAGTGGTAGTTCCGTGATTGTTGAGAACAAGCCAGTTATTGTTCACGGGCCAGATAACGCAAAGAAAGATGATTTATGCGAACCATTGAATGGTGAACACTGTCATCCACACACAGCAGAAGGAAGCGATAATGTATACGCTTACGCATAATGACCAGTAGGGCTGATCGTTTTACCATAGAACAAAAGAAGATTGAGTACTACTCTGACTTCCTTCTCAACCTAGATAAGAACCCAATCACAGGCTTTCTAGGCAAGGTAACAAATGAGGAAAGCATCAAGCAATCATTGAAAAGCTTGATCCTCACACAAAGAACTGAGCGCCCATTCCAGCCTTGGCTTGGATCAAAGATATATGCATTGCTGTTTGAATTGAACTCACCAATAGTAGAGCATTCATTACAAGAAGAGATCAAGACCACAATACAGAACTGTGAGCCACGTGTTTCCATTGATGACATTGTTATCACATCAGCACAGGCGTATGATACCAATGAAATAAATATCACACTGTACTTTCAGATTCGCAGCATCCCTGGCAAAAACTACTCGCTAGACGTAGTGCTGAATAGAACCAGATAAGGATTATCAATGGCCGCTAATAACTCACTACAGGCTTCGCTCAATCTAACACAGCTAGACTTCTTCAACCTGAAGAATAGCTTCAAGAACTATCTCAAAGGCCAGGAGCAGTTCAAGGACTATGATTTTGATGGTTCTGCTTTGAATGTGCTGCTAGAGCAAATGGCTTACAATACATACAAGAATGCGTTCTTTGTGAATATGCTGCACTCTGAAGCCTTTCTTGATTCTGCACAGCTTAGAACTAGCCTATTCTCACACTGCAAAGAATTGAATTATCTGCCACGCTCTAAGAGAAGTGCCAAAGCCAAGGTTAACATTACCTTTGAAGCTAGCGGTGAAAGCCAGCCATATATCATCCAGAAAGGCAATCAGTTTGCTACCTTGATCAAGAATGAAAGCTACACTTTTTCAATTCCAGAAACTCTAGTAGTGGCATCAGCCAATAATACGTACACATTCACAACTGACATTTATGAAGGCGTCTATAACAAGGATAGCTACATCTTTACTGGCAGTGAATATCAACGCTTCAAGATCACAAACAAAGACGTAGATACTAATAGCATCACAGTCACAATCTATGAGGATGGCGATCTGCTTGGAACTGTCTATACCTTGACTACTACCCTGCTAGACCTTAACAACACATCCAAGGTATTCTTCTTACAGACTTCTGAGACTGGTCACTATGAGATTTACTTTGGTGACAACGTACTAGGACGCCAGCCTAAGATCAATTCCACTATCATCATTGACTACAGAATATCTCAAGGCATCAAGGGCAATGGTGCTAGACTGTTTTCTGTTGACTTTGATCCAACTAGCAGCAATGAATTGACTGCAACACCTGTCCTCGAGGTAATTGAGACTGCAAAGAATGGCGCAGATGAAGAAACCAATGCCTCAATACGTTATTATGCGCCTCGAGCTTTCCAAGTACAAGAGCGCACAGTAACATCCACAGATTATGAGATTGCTTTGAAGACGCAGTTTCCAGAGATCAATGCTGTCTCTGTATATGGTGGTGAAGAAGTAGATCCTCCCCGCTTTGGTAAGGTATTCGTTGCAGTAGATATTGCAGACGTGGAGGGATTGCCAGAATCAAAAATAACTGAGTACTTCAATTTCTTGAAGCGCCGTAGTGCGTTCTCTATTGATCCAGTCATTGTAGAGCCAGATATCAGCTACCTTCGTATTATAAGCAAGGTACGCTATAACCTGAACGTTACTACTAACTCTACAAACCGTATCAAGACATTGGTTACTAACGCCATATTGGATTACAATGATGAGTTCTTGAACAACTTTAACGTTACCTTACGTAACAGCCAGCTAGTGAGAAGAATTGATTCTGCTGATGTGAGTATCATCAGTAACTACACAGAGGCGCACGTCTACAAGAAAATAAGTCCAGTTCTAGGACAACCACAGAACATGATCATCAACCTTGGAATACCATTGCTTGATACTGTGCCAACACAAGAAAGTTCTTATGAGTCTAGCGATCTAAAGAGCGTATATTCATCAGTGTTCAAGTATGGTGGTGAAAATGCAGTCTTAGAAGATGATGGAAATGGGCATATCAGAATTGTCAAGGTATCTGGCAGCAAGTTAATCAAGATCACAGATGTGGGAACAGTCAATTATGAAACTGGTATTGTTACACTCTTAAACTTTGGTATTGAGTCTTTCTCAGGACCATATCTCAAGCTGTATGGAGTGCCTAAAGACAAGGACATTAGCATTAGCAGAAACACAATCCTTACGCTAGAGTCAAATGAGATCATTACAAGTGTTGAGGCTCTGAGATTGTAATGGAAACCATACAAAAGCACATTACGCCACTCATTGAAAATCAATTTCCTGAGTTCTATAGAACTGAGGGGCCAATCTTTGTTGAGTTTGTAAAACAGTACTATAGATGGCTAGAAGAATCGCAAGAAGTCTCACAGAAGAATTTCACTGGTACAGGTCATGTGCATGTCAATTCCAAGAACAACATCGTCATTGGAATAGGCACAAACTTTGATCAGGTGTTTGCCAACGGCGATTCAATTGCTGTCTATACTGACTCTGACTTGACAAACTATGACATATTCACTGTCAATGCAGTTACTAACAGTACGTATCTAACGCTTACCTCTAATGCCTTACCTACATTCACAAGTGGCAATTCATGGTACACCAGCGTCTATACAGAGTACAATCCAAACTACTACTTACGTAGGTTTGATGAAAGTAATGATATTGACAACACTGTTGACAATTTCCTTGTCTACTTCAAGGAGAAGTACCTTAAGAACATCCAGTATGATACTGCATTCAATATCAGATACCTTCTAAAGCATTCTCTTAATCTGTATCGCTCTAAAGGCACAGAACGTTCACTTGATCTGCTATTCCGTTCAGTCTTTGGTCTGCCAGCATCAGTATATTATCCAAGCGTAGATATTTTCAGACTGTCAGATGGCAAGTGGTATACTCCTATCTATCTTGAGATTTCTATGGAAAGAAATAGTGATAAGCTAGTTGGAAAACAGATTGTTGGTGACACATCTGGTGCGTTAGCATTCGTTGAGGCTTTGATAAGACGCTCAGTTAAAGGTAGATTGATTGATGTACTGTACATTTCAGCTTTGAAAGGTAACTTTGCCATTGGTGAGTCTATCAATAGTATTGATGAAGTTTTAGAACAACATGAACGTCCTTACCTGATAGGATCATTAACATCGTTTGATGTAAGTTTAGATGGCAGTGGAGCTAACTATGAAGTTGGCGATCTGGTTGATATATATTCTACATATGGAGATCAAGGTGTTGGGCGCGTTACAGAAACTATTGATGCAACTGGACGTGTCACATTCACTCTTACCAATGGTGGATATGCGTATAGAGAAACAGCTAACGTTCTAATCTCAGAGAATGTGCTGGCAATCACTAATCTTGCATACAGCACGCCGCCTTCACGCTATTCAACCTTTCTAGAAGGTATTGTCCAGCCAACATCTACAATAACTTACTATGATGTAAGTGAGACATTTGTGGTAGCTAACAATGAGTATCTGTACACCTATCACGTCAACAATGATCTAAAGGGAATGGGATTGGTAATTGACTACTCTGCATCTTCCAATACAGAAGGTACAGTGAAGGTCAATGTTGTGTTCGGTGACATGGATGATGCCACATATTACACAGAAGCAAATGCACTGTCAGCTTCTCAGAATACGTATAATGCTGAAACATACACAGCAAATGTGATTGGATATCATGCTAATGTCAGTCTGGTATCTAACGTTCAAAGCGGTACTTTCATAACAGATGAAGAGATATATCAAGTAGACAACTATGGACTGTTCATTGCAAATGGCAGCATTTCATATATTGGTGCTCTTTCTGGTTCAATGAAGACGTTCAACGTGTCTAATTTGAAAGGTGCATTTACGCCAGATTACTTACTAAGAGGGCGCACATCAAATGCTACAGCAACGTTGCTTGATCAGACTGTCTATATAGGCGTTATCAATTCTTCTAACACTCTTTACAGTAACCCAAACAACTATGTTTACTTTGCCAACTCATTAGCAACAGGAACCATATACAGCATCTCAACTGGTACACTTGCCAATGCTCAATTTTCAAACTCACTTCTGTATACAGAGACGTTTGACATTAATGATGACTACATCAGGGATTACACCGGAACTTATTTGAATGCAATTCAGTATGATTTTCCAGACTATCCAACTGGCAATTTGACCAATGGAACACTAGCATTGATGCTGGCAAATACAACGTATACAATTGGTAAGATACAACAGCTAACTGGCATTAACCAAGGCATGGATTACAACATTGCACCTGTAGTAAAGATTTGGGATGATATAACTGCGGGCGCTTCTAAAAAGGACTATGTGTTGGAAATTGCCAATACATCAGGCGCCTTTGCTATAGGTGAATTAGTAACACAAGAAGATTCTAGCAGTCGCGGCCTTGTTAAGTCTGTAAACACAACTCACATGTATGTTGAACAATTGAGATACTTGGATGAAAATAACTTCACTCTAACATCCAATAGTACAACAGTCCTAACTGGTGAAAAGACTGGTTCTACAGCCAATGTAACCAACTTCTATCCTGACAATGCAACTGAAACTCTTGGATTGAATGCAGTCCTTGATGCTGATGTAAGAACTGTTTCAGGATCAGTTACCAAGCTATCTGTTTACAATTCTGGTTTTGGATATAAGGAAGGCGAGACAGTACGCTTTGTTAAACAGAGTGAGGGCTATGACAGTAATACAGCAGGGTTCGCTTTCTCAACCTTGCAAAGACAGGGTTATGGAGAAAGCTATTACAAAGAGAGTGGAGGATTGCTATCTGATCAGAAAAAATTATTTGATGGCATCTACTATCAAGAGTACTCATATGAGGTTAGGTCTTCTATCACATTGAATAAATATGAAGAGATGTTAAAAAAGCTACTCCATGTGGCAGGAACGAAATACTTTGGCGCGCTAGTTTACAACACAGAACTAACATGTAACGTGGCTTGCCAATCAACAACGATTACAGTTGGAGCATAAATGGCTACAAAGATTGTCACTAATAAGATGCGTTTGCACAGTGCGCGTCAGATTTACGAGTCTATAGACGAACATCCAAACACAGCTTATTACTACTTCATTTCGAACCATGATCCAGAGGTGTTGGTTCCTGAAGATATCAACAGAGTTGAAGCAGAGATTACATTTGATCCCTATCAAGGAATGATAGCGGGCAAGCGTATCAGTTCATCTGATATTGCTTTGGCAGTCAAAAACATACCTTATCAATCCAACACTGTTTATGATATGTATGACGACCAAGATTACCTACTTGATGACAAGAACTATTTTGTGATCACAGAGGAAGGCTCATACTTCCATGTATACAAATGTCTTGATAATAATATGGGTGATGTGTCTAGCGTACAGCCTTCATTCTCTCACATTGTTGGAGCCAATAGCATAGTCTATCAAACATCTGATGGCTATCGCTGGAAATACATGTATTCAGTTGCAGACACAGACAAGCTAAAATTCAGTACTGCTAATTTCTTTCCCGTGCTGCCTAACACTGAAGTTTCTAACTCTGCTGTCCTTGGTGCTATTGATATCATCAAGGTAGAAGGCATTGGTCAAGGTTATGGCAATTACGTGGAAGGTACATTCTCAACGTCACACATTAGAGTAGGTGGCAATAGCGTACTCTATGAGATTTCAAATACAACTGCATCAAGTTCTAACAACTTCTATAATGGATGCTTGCTATATCTTACAGCAGGTGATGGTGCTGGTCAGTACTCAAAAATCAGTACATACATTTCTAACACAAGCGGTAAGTATATCAAGATTGCCAATGCGTTTGTAACAAGTCCAACCAACGGAACGGACTACGAAATCTATCCTGCTGTCAATGTATTTGGTACAGGATCAAGCAAGGTCAATTGTGTTGCCCGTGCTCTTATCAATGCCCTTGCATCCAATTCAGTTTACAGAGTTGAAATGATTGACCGCGGATCAGGATATACATATGCCTTTTCAGCTAATGTAGTTGCTCACTCTACAGTTGAGGTAGGGCTACCTGCTGAGATAAGACCAATCAATAGTCCTCCAAACGGACATGGTTCTGACGCAGCAATGGAATTAGCCAGCAACTCATTCATCTTCTCAGTGAAGTTTTCCAACACAGAAAATGATACCATACCTGCTATCAATTCATTCAAACAGATTGGCATCATCAAAGACCCAGTTTTCTCAAACGTGAGTATTGAAATCAAGAATGGTGTGGGTACATTCGGTGTGGGAGAAATGATCTCACAAGTGAAACCATACAGAATTGAAGTATCAGCATCAATAAATACAACTAGCGCAAATGTTGATGCCACCAATGCAGATTTTGTGAATCAGTTTGACGTTGGTGATTATGTCTACCTAGCAGCCAATGATGATACAGCATTCCAGTTGACAACGATCTCATCCATTACCAATTCGTCACAGATCGTGTTGAACGTCAATGGCAACTTCAATTCATCAAATTGCTTTATCTACAAAACGAATGTGTATTCACAAGCTTACGTAAATTCTTCCAATACAACACACGTTCTAGTGTCAAATGTAATGGGAGTATTCTCAACAGATGATCTATTCATTGCAAACATTAGTGGCTCTGTTGCGCAAGTCAATACAATATACCAAAGCAACACAGCCAAAGGCTTTAGTACTTACATTGGAATGTACAGATATGATGGTGTTTTGAACTCAGGATCATTCCAAGAAAACGAATGGGTATACCAACAGAACTTTACAACAGACTCTAACACAGTGGCGCTGCTACATTCAACAGTTGTAGTTGGCAGCAACATAACAATGTACACCACGGAACAATTGGATGAATTTAGAGTAGGCGGCACTAACACTGTTACTGGAAATACTTCATCTGCGGTTATGAGAGTTGATACTAAATACCCACCAGAGATAAGATATGGTTCTGGAGACGTAATCTTCTTAGAAAATGTAGATGAAATCACACGTTCAAACACTACAAGCGAAACGTTCCAAACTGTAATTACATTTTAAGGACCAAAGATGCCAATCAAGACGAATTTGAACAGATCGCCATACTTCAATGACTACGACCCAAAAAGTGAGTACTATGAGCACTTGTTCAAGCCTTCTGTATCTGTTCAAGTCAGAGAGCTTAATGGTATTCAGTCATACCTTCAAAATCAGATTGAGAAGTTTGGAGACAATATCTTCAAGTCAGGAACCATTGTATCTGGCTGCAACTTTGCATTCTACCCCAAATA